TAGTGCAGATACAAAGCGAAGCCCTAATCAAAATTCAATTGTTAAAGCGTGAAATAATAAACCCAAGGGTTGATTTTAACGATGCACCTAACCATTGGAAGGAGGTATTGAGGGCCGTTTGCACAGTAACCGAATTAACACCAGATGAAATACTTTGCCCATCGCGGAAACGGGCATCGTTATACGCCCGTCACATGTTTAACTTTATTTGCAGAAAAAGATTAGGGATGCCGTGGGCAGAAATTGGGCGGATCATTCATCGTGACCATTCAACGGCAATCAATTCTGTAAATGAGTTTAGCAACATTTTGCACACCGATAAGGAGGTGCAAAGGCAATACGCCAAAGTGTGTGTATTATTGAACGAGGTATTATGAACATCATAAATTTTAGCGGTGGCCGAACATCCGCGTATATGACCAAACGATTGATTGATGAGGGTGGGGAATACTTGGTTACTTTTCAGAACACGGGAAAGGAGATGGCTGAAACACTTGAATTTATTAATGAGTGTGATAAGCGTTGGAATCTAAACATAATTTGGTTGGAATACCGATTTGGAAACAATTTTGAAGTTGTAACCTACGAAACCGCATCCCGTAATGGCCGACCATTTGACGAAGTGATTGCCCACAAGAAACAATTTTTACCTAACCAACGATTAAGATATTGCACAACTTTTTTGAAGATTGACACGCTTCGCAGATATTTGAAATCAATTGGCATCACTGATTACACATCGTTTAATGGCATACGATACGATGAACCAAGAAGGTGGAACAAAATTAAAGATTCGGATTTTGATGTTGAATTGCCGTTGGTTAAGTGGAAAACAACCAAGCCAGATGTATTGGGTTGGTGGAAACAACAAGCATTTGATTTGATGGTGAATGAACCATACGGAAATTGCGATGGGTGTTTTTTGAAAGGCAAAGGCAAGTTGTCAATTATTGCCAAAGAAAAACCCGAATTATTTGATTGGTGGATCAAACACGAAACCGAATCGGGAAACACATTTAAGAAGGAAATCAGTTACCAACAAATCAAAGACAAGGCACAATCACAACTTGGGTTGTGGGATGATGACCCATCGTTTGAATGTTTCTGCAATGTAGATTAGGGGGTTAACAACAAACCCCGATTTGGTCGTTTTATAATTAATGATTGAATCAAAAACCATATTAGTACCCACATCGTTAAAGGATGTAAAGTTGCATCAAATGTTGGCGTATCAAGGTCTTAAAGATGACATGGAAGATACACAACGCCAGTTGGAAGCGGTATCAATTTTTTGTGAGTTGACAATGACCGAGGTCATGGCCATGCCGTTTGATGTATTGCAAAAGGCCGTGGAACGCATCACATTGATGTTGACAGAACAACCCGAGTTCACGCCCAGGTTCAAAATGGATGGCGTTGAATACGGATTTATTCCAAACTTGGATGATATGTCGGTGGGTGAGTTTATAGACATTGAAACATACACAAAGGAAACCCACGATTTGTGGAAGGTGATGAGTGTGTTGTATCGCCCCATCACCCATAGCGGACAGAATGGAAGGTATGAGGTTGCGCCCTATTCGGCAAACCTTGTCAGTGGGTTCAAGGACTTAGATTGCAACACCGCATTTGGGGCAATGGTTTTTTTTTGGAGTTTAGGAATCGACTTACTGAATTCTATCCAGAAGTATTTGGAGGGGCCGACGGGTCAGCAGATGAAAACCGCCTTACCAAAAAATGGGGATGGTTTGGAATGGTCTATCGACTCGCTAACCGAAATTTCCTACAATTGGAAAATGTCTATACTAAGACCATTCACACCGCTTTGTATTGGACCGCTTACGAAAGCGACATTGCGGAAATGGAACAAAAAATTATTAAGCAAAGTTACAAGCGATGAACAATAACCACATAGGAACCGCATTTAAGGTATTCAAAGACATCGCCACGGACGAGGGATGGAATTATAGCCACGGAACATTAACGGAGTTAGATTTTAAGGCGTTTACGGTATTCCCGTTGATGCATTGTTCAATCCAAGCCGTATCGTTGACCGACCAAATTGCATCGATTCAAATGAACATCATGATTGCGGATCGTGTGAACTTTTTGAAAGGCGAGAACGAACAAAAAAACCTAATCACAGTTTACGACAAATATGGTTACACAGAGAATCAAAACTATGCACACATATTGCAGGAAATGTATGTGCAGATGTCAAAAGGTTTGTGGAAATTAGAGCAAGATTATTTTAGCCAAATACAATTCCAACGCCCAATCGTGTTTAACCCATTTGTGGAAACGATGGATTCAGTATTGGCGGGATATCAAATAAGTGTCACCATTGATTTAATAAACCCGTGGGTTACTGATGGCGATTGCATTTAAGAGTTCGGAAAAAATCGTTGCGGATTATTCCAAAAAGTGGGCAATCGCTTGTCGGAATATGTTGGAGGTAAAAAGACCGAGAACTTCAATCCGTGCCAAATGGAAAAAGGTTGGCGGTGGATGGCAAGTGGTGTCAGCAACCAAAAAGACATTCCGTGGTAATTATGTGGCCAGTGGTCAATTGGTGGCATCCATCCAACCCGACCCAAAGGGATTGACATTGGGTATCAGTATGAACAAGACCGCCGACTATGTGCAAAGGGGTCGGAAGCCAGGCAAAGGGATTCCATTGGATTCAATGCGTAGTTGGGTTAAAATGAAACGGATTCAGCCGAGGGATATGTCAACGGGTAAATTCAAATCAAAGGCAAACGAGGAAGGGATGAGATTCATGATGAATCGCAAAATAAAGTATTTCGGTATTGAACCATTCCCATTTGTAACCCAAGCAAGACAACAAATTTTACCATCGTTCAACAAAGCGTTGACCAAAGCGATGAAACAAGATATTCAAAAAGGATTATTCAAAAGATGAGTTTTACATTTACACAACAACCCGCATCCATAGTTGGGGCCAATTCTCCAATCATTTACCAAGCGTTTGAATCCACCAATTACGCAAATGCGGGATTCCGTTATGAGTTCAAAGTTTATGTGTGGAGTGGCACGACATCCATCCCCGCAACACCGATTGTAACAATTAACAGATTACCCGACCAATATGGTGGCGGAAGGGCGTGGATTGATGTTCACAAAATTGTAACCCAGTACATCACAAGCGAGTTTTTGGTGAATGGCACATACCAACCAAACATCGGAAGCGGTGCAAAACGCGTAGCGGTGAAGTGTCAAGGCATTTGGACGGCGGGGTCAACCGCAGTTATCACTTCCAATTTATCGTTGGCCACAAAGGGTTATTCGTATACGGCGGAGGGATTCAATGTTGGTGTATCCAAATCTGTATTCACGGATAAGACGGCCGTCTATGTGACAAGTGAAACCACGAACGCTTATTTGTGGTATGATGCAAGTGTGATTACATCCATTACTTGTGGAAGTGCGACGGTGACACCAAACGCGGTCACAACATCCGACCAGGTGTTTCAAGGAATTGAAATCAAGCAATTGATGACGGCGGGAGGGGTATGGGGTACAAACGCCAATATCACATTTGTGAAAGCGGGGGATGATGTAGTGATGCCAGTGGTATTTGATTGCCAAAATAAGTATGGCCAACAAGATGTGTTGTTCCTCAATCGGTATGGGGTTTATGATTCGTACCTTTTTAACGGGGTATCACGCAGAACTTACAATGTAGAATCCGAAAAATATAGCCAACCAATTTTCAAACAAGCGGATTTAGCACAATCGTGGAGTTATGGCGTACAGATTGCCACCCCATTTTTACAGAATAGCACGGAAGTAATGACAGTAAACACGGATTGGATACCCGAGGCGGATGTGCCAATCGTTGAACAGATATTTTATTCCACCAATGTATTGATTCTAAGCGGTAATAATGTGTTGTCAACACGAGTTATCGATACTGCATTTGAGTTCAAGAAAAGGACAAACGAAAAGTTGATCCAATACACCATTCAATTGGAATACAACCAACCTAAAATAAACAAGATTGTACGATGAACATTCGGTTTAGTTTGGAAATTGAGGGGATACCCGTGGATTTATTTAATGACGAAAGTGTTGAATTAAACCGCCAATTAAAAGACCTGCAAGATTTGTCCACCATTTGGACAGATTACACCCAAGCGTTTCAAATACCCGCATCCGAAACCAACAACCAAATCTTTTCGGATTGGTTTGATGAGAATGTGGTATTGGGTGCGTGGAATCCAAACATTGGGAAGGATGCAACATTATTAATTCATTCTTTGCCAGTGTACACGGGTCGGATTGAGTTTATTGGGTGCAAGTACAAAGACGGAATCCCGCAATTGTACAATGTCGTGTTTTATGGAACGACCAAAAAGATATTAGACATTTGGGGCGAAACATTATTGAACCAAGTGGATTGGTCATCATACAATCACTTTGTTAGTTATGCCAATATTTTATTGTCATGGAATCAAGCGTTATTAAGTGGCGATGTATTGTGGCCAATTGCAGATTACAACCAGGGGTGGAGGTATTCCACCATGAAAGGGGTTAATGGTAACATCAGAGATTCAAGGGGTGTTGAGATTGATGATTTACGACCTGCGATCCGATTGACCGCGATGTTAACCAAAGTGTTTGATGCGGCGGGATACACATTAAGTGGTTCGTTTTTATCGAGACCCGAAATGGATGATGCGTATATTTTACCAATGCAAACGGCGGGGCCATTGTACGACCCAGAGTATTTCAAACCAGGCACATTGACATCGTCAAAAAGTCCATTTACATACACACAAAGAACATACGGGACGGTAAATTATGATAAAATCATTTACAACACTGTTACATTAAACCCAAGTGGGAACTATAATGCCACCACGGGGATTTATACCGCTAATCGTTTGGGCAATTATGAGTTTCGTGCTGAATTCAATGTGACATTTGGCGGGGGTGCTTATAACTCAATTAATTTTGCTTATATGCTTAATGGTCGAGTAGTTTCAACCAAGGCCTACACGACAACAACGGCGGGTGGATTGTTTACCTTTAGTCCGCGATTAAAACCAGGTGATGAAATATCATTTGGGTATTTGACATTTTCAAGTGTTTCAACGGGGGCCGTATACCTTTATTGTTTAGATGCGCCACAAGGTATTGCGGATACCACAGTTCGTTTTGAAGATGCCATGCCACAAATGAAAATTAGGGATTTTGTGAATGGCGTGATAAAATCTTTTAATTGCGTATTAATTCCAACGGGTGCAAACACGATTGAGATTCACAATTTGCAAGATTGGTACAATGCGGGACCAACCAAAAATTGGTCACCATTTATAAATGTAAAGGACATTGAACATACCAAGTTACCCATCCCAAGTGTCGTATCAATGACCCACAAGGAATCGGAGTGTTTGGCGAATGAGTATTACAGAAACATCAACCGACGGGAATACGGGTCGGTATCGTTTGCCCCCGTTATTGATTACCCAACGGATGCGTTTGAATTGGAAACCCCGTTCAATGTGATATGTCCACAAATTTTGGATGCGGTTAATGCTAATGGTCAAAGAGTAAGGGCAACGGATTTAAGCATTGCAAGGTTTATGGATAAGGATGATAAACCAGTTCAACAAGATTTGACCTTGTTTTATTACGGCGGTAAATTTGCCGTTACGGATCAATATTATTTTAACGGAATTCAACAACCATTTTTCCCGTTAATGACATCGTATTCCGCTTATCCCACAGTTCAATCAAGTTATTCAATGGCCTTTGGGTTGGAGTATTCTATTAAGGGCGATGCACCCGTTAACACGATGTATTTGATGTATTGGAACGAATACCTTTCCCGTATGTATTCAACGCAATCAAGGTTGGTTAAAATGACGGGAATCATCCCCGTGGGTGAATGGTTGAACTTCGCATTGAATGACACCATCGCGATAAGTGGGAATTACTACAAAGTGCAGTCGGTTAAGTACGATATGTTGACCGAGATTGCAAACCTTGAATTAATCACATACCCCGATGTTGACATTTTAAGTTTTGGAACCACGGGTCAAAAACCAACTTACACGGATGTGGTGGTTAATGTCAACGGCAAATCATACCTTAACGATTATGTAGTTGCAAAGGGCATCATGAATTCGTATCGGTATGGGTCACAAGATTATTTGAATAGCAACCAAGACACGACATTTAACCAAAATAGTGTCAGCGACATCGCCCAACAGATGGAAAGTTTACAAGCGATTGTACAATTCAATCAAATTACGATGTATCGCGATGCCACGATTCCATCAACTACCGATTCAACATTATGGATGGCAGTGCCACAAGAACATCAAGAATCAATTGGGTATGTTCAAAACATCAATGCCGATTTACCAAATGCAAAATATGTATGTACCGATGGTGGGCAATACAAGTTCACGGCGATGGTATCAATTTTACAAACGGGAAACAAAAGTATAGTGTACGGAATCTTGGTGAATGGTATTGAAACAACCGCATACGCCACAACGGATTCTAACTTCCATAGTATTCAGATTGACACCATTTTGGATTTGGCTCCAACCGATGAAGTCACATTTAAGTGGAAAATGTACACGGGCGGTTCACACACGATTACCATCTTAAAATCTAACTTTTTAGTATTGAAAAAATGATATTACTCATTATAAAATTAGCACAAGCCCAAGAATGGTATGGGGTATCGGAGACGGTGGAAATTGCCAAAGGTAAAAACCAATTTGCACAGAGTTGGGGACAAGTTAAAAACACATACAAAAGAAAATTCAAGTCATGGCAGAAGAAATAAATTACAATGTCAAAGTCAATACCAAGGGTGTTGATGATGCTGCAAAGAGCATGGATTCATTTGGCAAAAAGGCCACGAGTGCATTGGGCGGGGCGGGTGAAACGGCAACGGATTTAGGTAGTAAGTTTGATGCATTGCCAGGGCCGATTGGCAATGTAGGTTCATCAATGAAAGGATTGGGCCAATCAATGATGGCGTTAGTTGCAAACCCCGTTGGTGCAATCATGGCGGCCTTGGCGTTGGTGTTTGGTACTTTGTATAAGGCGTTGACATCCACCGAGGAAGGCATGGATTCATTGAACAAAATCATTGGTGTATTTAGCGGTATTATCCGCCCAGTGATTAAGGTAGTTCAACAAATGGCAATTGTATTGGCCGATGGGTTAGGTAGTGCATTGGAATTTGTCGGTGGTTTATTTGGGTCAACGGCATCCGAGGCGGGAAAACTTGTTGATGTTCAAGACCAGTTGGAGGACCAAGAACTTGCATTGGCTCAACTTCGTGCAAAACAAAACAAAGAATTGGCACAAGCCCGTGAATTGTTATCGGATTCAAACGCAGCGTTGGGGGATAGACGGAAGGCATTGGATCAAGTCAAAAAGGGTGAAACCGAGTTAGCAACAAAGGAATTACAATTTGCCAAAAACAGATTGGCAGCGGCGCAGGAGGACCAACGATTAAATGGTCAAACCGAGGAAAGCAAAAAAGCAATTAGTGAAGCGGTTATTGGAGTTGCAAATGCGGAAACGGAATTGGCAGCAAAACGCAGATTGTTTAATCGTGAACAAAAGAAATTGGATGCCGAGGAAGAACAAGCAGCGAAAGAAAAAGCAGCGAGGGCAAAGGAATATAATGACCAACGCAAATCAGCACAAAAAGACATCAGAAGTGCGGAACAACAAAACATAATTGATGGCATTAAGGACGAGGAAGCCAAAGCAAAAAAACAAGCGGAAATCAATTTAGAGAATGCCAAACGGGAAATTGCAGCGGGTGAATACACGGCCAAAGAAAAGGCAAGATTGGTCAAGGCAGCACAAACCAAGTTTAACAACGACATTGCCAAGATTGACGAGGATGCCGAAAAGAAACGCCAAGAAAAGACAAAGGACGACACCCAGAAGGCGAACGATGACAAATTGAAGGCGGTGGATGATGCGATTGCAATTAAGCAATTAGAGGCCACCAAAACGATTGAAAACGAAAAGGCGTTACAAGATGCATTGGCCAATTTAGAATTGGACAGGTTGCGTAACATGATTCAAGCCAAAAAGGAATTGGGTCAATCCACAACCGATTTGGAATTGCAGTTGGCAAACAAAGAATTGGATATTAAGCGCAACGCTACCAAACAATCGGTGGAGTTAAGCAAATCGGAAAAGGATGCCAAGTTAGCCATCTTCGATGCCACATCAAATGCGTTGAGTTCGGTGATGCAATTGGTGGGTGAACAAACCGCAATGGGTAAATCATTGGCCGTTGCTCAAGCAATCATCGATACATACACGGGTGCAACCAAGGCGTTTGCACAAGGTGGCATTTTAGGTTACATTGGTGCGGCGGGAGTAGTTGCAGCGGGATTGGCAAATGTTCGGAAGATTATGGCAACCGAAATACCAGGCCAATCGGATTCGGGAGGAATGCCAAGCACGGGGCCAAGTGTTTCCATTATTGGCGGAACCGCAGACCCATCAGCACAAATGGCGGCGAGTTTGAATAGGAACATGAACAAACCCGCAAAGGCGTATGTGGTTGGTAACGATATGAGTTCACAACAAGCGTTGGATAGGCGCATACAAACAAATGCAACATTCCCAGGATAATTAGTTTTATAGGTATGCAATTACAAGGTATTAAATTAGCGTTGTTGGATGAATTGGTTAACGCCAATATGGAAGGTGGAACATTGTTGGTTATTCAAAAAGAAATTTCCAATGCAATGGATCGTTTGAACAAATCAAAAAAGTTTAATGGTGACGGATTAGCCAAGGCGAAAAAAGGTTTGGAATCTGCAAAGATGTTAGGTGACGAAAAGACCATTGCCACATTCACACGATGGGTTGATACATTCAACAAAGATTTGGCCCGTGCCGATAAGGCAATTGCACAATTGAAAAATGTAAATATAGGATTCTAAAAAATATGAAAACATCATACGAAAAATTCATGGCATCAAGTGCCGTTCAAGAAGTATCCAATGTGGAATTGGGTGCAGTAAAAATTAATTTAGGCTTATATGACGAGTATCAAGAATTTGAAAAGGTTATTGAAAGCAATTACACACAAATTGGAAAAGATGTCAATTTGTTGAAACAGGCGGTTCTAGCCGCAAATAAACATACAGATAAAGTTCGTTTTGGATTAAGCACAATTAAAATGACCAAAGCAGAACTGGCTAATTTGAGAAAAGAATTTCAAAACCAATTCAAGAATCTAGGCGTGGATTTCCCTACAGAATTGTCAACTAAATTTGATCTGTTGTATAAAATGTTAGATGATTCACAAAAGTCGGGAATCAATGGAATGATTGATGCGAAAAACGCATTGAATACTGCATATTAATAATGAGAATCGTTGAATTGATATTGGATGACCAACAATTGGCAAGTGGCATTGATGCGATAAGCATTGTGGAAGCCCCCGCCATTGAATCCAATTTCATTGCATTGAAATCCCATGAAATAAAGTTTGCCCAAGTAGATGCCGAAAAACGCATCTTGATGGGTCCCGTTCTTATTCCCGACAAACCCATTTACCGCAAACAAGTGATGAATGGCGAGATGCAAGAATTTTATGTCTATTTTTCAAAGAACACCGTATCCCGTGCATCGCAAATGTTTTTGATGAAGGGTAACCAAGGCAAAGCCACATTGGAACACGACATGGCGTTGCAAGGTATTTGCATGGTAGAATCTTGGATTAAGGAGGACATGGAAAAAGACAAGTCGGCCATCTATGGTATGAACGATCCGATTGGAACTTGGATGGGGTCATTAAAGGTTACCAACGATGAGATTTGGAACGACTATGTTAAAACGGGTCGTGTTAAAGGATTTTCAATCGAGGGGTATTTTGCCGATAAGTCCATGCCATTGTCAAAGGTTGAAACCGATGATGAAAAGTTGGCCAAGGTGATTGACATCCTTACCGAATTTCAAAAATCAAACAAAGTAAACAATTAAAGTATTTTAGATATGAACGCAACCGAAACATTAAACCGCGTATTGGCAACTTTGGGATTAAAGCCC